AAGGTGAACAAATCAGCTCAGATATAACTACCATCACAAATGGTATTTACAAAAAATTCGGAGCTATCGATAAAGTAACTAATAGAACCGAAATTGTAACTTCTGGAATATGGAGTGGTGATACGGGTTCATTAGATGTAAACTCAACATATACATCATCTACACAAATTACAAGCGTAAGTGGTAAATACTATATTGATGTTTACAATACGGTAACAACATCCGATACAGCTGAGGTTCAATTCTCAATTGCATATGGTGATATCGATGGATTTGGCGCACCAACCCTACAACAAAGTGATAACTCAACACTTCCAACGAGAGCAACTTATAATCAATATGCAAACGTATTATTAGAAAGTGGGGACTCTTATTTTAGTGTATATAGTGGTTCAACCGCTGGAGCACATAATTTAAGAAATTTCTACGCAATTAATATAAATAGAGCTAGATATAAAGAAAGATTGGATCCAGGTAATATTTCAATAAACTTATCAGGTTCAGTTTCAGCTTCAGTAACATTAATTGATGATAGTGGTGGAACTGATGAAAATGTAACAACTGCAGGTAGAGTTTATAATTTAGTTGAAGGTTCATTAAACATTGGTTCAGCTTTAACTGCATCTATTTCAAGCTATGTTGCAGCTAACGGACAAGGATATGGTTTATTTTATCCTGATATGGGAATTATTTTATTAAACCCAGCGGCATTAGCATCTAAAGTAGACCCTAAATTAGTAGCAGCAGTTACTTCATCAAAAGATGTGTATCATAACATTGCTTTAAGTGGTTCTACATATAGCCAAAACTCTGGTTCAGTAATGTTATTACGTTCATTACATGGTGGTAATGACTTCCAAGTAAGAAGAACTGAAAACGTTTCAACATCTCATTATTTTGTAAGAGCAAACAATAGAGAATTTAACTTCTCAAACAACCCAACATTCGTAACCGGTTCTACTGGTCAGTTTGTTCAATCATTATTTGAAAGAGACCCGCATGTGTATATTACAAGTGTAGGTTTATATGATGATTCAAATGAATTATTAGCAGTTGCAAAAACTTCTAAACCAATTGAGAAATCATTTGATAAAGAAGTGGCAATTAAGGTTAAATTAGATTTTTAGAGGAGAATAGCCAAATAACTATCTATGATTAAAACCATAGATGAAACCCAACCCTAAAAAGTTGGGTTTTTGTTTAATAAGATATTTATTAGTGATATGTTAAAAAGAATACCAAAATCAGATATTAGTATACGTCCATTTAAAGCCTACAAAGAATGGGACTTTAATCAATCATCTGCTGACATTGCATTGTTGGAAGCAAACGAAGCTTCATCTACCTTATCTGGGTTATATCCACAAAATTCTATATACGGACAATTAAGAGCTCAATTTTATAATGGACAAGAAGATAATCCATTTACAAGATTGGGTGAAAAAACAAATGTATATAATAATGCATTTTTATCAAAAGAAAGATATCTAAGTGGTTCAGCTAAAGTAATTTCTATTCCACAAATATATGTTGGTGAAGGAATTAAAAAAGGTTCGGTTATTTTATTAGATAATAAAGAACTAGCATCGGAAATTCAATACACCGATGATTCATTTGGTAATTTACAAGATTATAGAGATGGTATTTATATTTCTAAAATTGATGTTGAAAATAAAATATTTAATTTTATTGATTTTTCAGAAAATATTTATAGTGCATCATTAGATACATATGTGGGTGCATTTGATATACAATCCGGAACATTGGATTTAATTTACAATGGAGTTTCACAATCCACCATACAATTGATTAGTTTAGATATTAATACGGGAATTGCAATAGCTGAAGATATTTCATTTTTACCACAGGAATCACAAGGTATTAAAATTGGTAATGTATTTTATAATCAAGGTTTAATAGTATTAACAAGAGATTCAGCTGCAAAATTACAAAACGATTGGGATTTAAATTTTAAATCTACAAAAACAATATATGAGCATGAATATCTTTTAATTGCAAATGATGATGAATTCAATGTATCACAAAACCCAACAGCAGTAGTAGAAATAGGAAAGCAAACTGAATTTATAACTGGTTCAGATGGTAAAGTACAAAAAGTAACTACAACACCGGGTGTAAAATATATTAAAAGATTAACAACATTAGAAAATGGTGATACGTTAGATTATAGATTTAGTGGTTCGGTAGGAACTACAAAAGCTGGATTTGAACATTTTGATGTAAGTGGTTCAGTAGATTCAACCGGCTCATTCTTAGCACCATTTATTACAACAATTGGATTATATGATGATGATTGTCAATTAGTAGCAATTGCTAAACTTCCACAACCAATAAAATCAATGCCAGATTTAACTGTAAACTTTATTGTACGTTTTGATACTTAACTTATATTTATAGTAAATACAAAAAACAATTATTATGGCAACAATCGAAGAATTATACAAAGCACAACAATCAGCATTAGGTGTTGATAAGATTAATTTTGATGCTGGTGTAAACGCAAAAACTCCATATTCTACAAACGATTTGAAAAAAGCAGATGAGCAAGTTTTAACTGCTGAAAAATTCAAAACTGGTAGAGGTGGTGCAGTGAATGAGAAAAAATACTCAGACACATTTAAAAAATAAACCAACTTAATGGCTAAAAAAGTTACAAAAAAAAACAATCCAACTTGGGTTGCAAAGAAATACGGATTTAAATCAGGTTTAGAACAAACCATTTCCCAACAAATAGAATCCAAAGGAATTAAAGTAGAATATGAAACTGAAAAAGTTCCATACATAATTCCTGCATCAAATCATACATATAGTCCTGACTTTAAACTACCAAATGGTATTAGAGTAGAGACAAAGGGTAGATTTGTAGCAGCTGATAGAAAAAAACACTTGTTAGTTAAGGCTCAAAACCCCACAATTGATATTAGGTTCGTTTTCTCCAATTCTAAGAACAAAATCACAAAAAACTCCAAAACCACATACGCAGATTGGTGCGATAAGAATGGTTATAAGTACGCAGATAAGGAAATACCGGATTCTTGGTTTTTAGAACCATAAAAATTTGGTAATATCAAATATTTGTTGTATATTTGATATGTGTTGAAAGTTAATGATAAAAATACGGTCATAACAACGCTATCTAATGCGTTGGGTAATTACTCCATATTAAAGGGTAATGAATTAGCCTTTTATTGTCCATTTTGTAATCACTCTAAGCAAAAACTCCAAGTTAATACCGAAACTCAAAAATGGCATTGCTGGACTTGTAATAGTGGTGGTAAGAAATTAACATCTTTATTAAAGAAATTAGATGTCGATAGAAAGACTATTTCTATTATTAGAGAGATATATGGAGATTCCAATTATAACCCCAAATTAGAGGATGCAGATACAAAAGTATACATTCAGTTACCAAAAGAATTTATATCGCTTGGTGAGTCTCCTAAAGGGTTTAATCCCGAATATAAACACGCAATACATTACCTTACTCAAAGAGGGATAGGTATAAAAGATATAATAAAATATAATATTGGATATTGTAAGGAAGGATTATATGGGCAGAGAGTAATTGTACCATCATACGATTCTGATGGTTCATTAAATTACTTTGTTTCTCGTTCGTATTATCCGGAGAACAAAATGAAATACAAAAACCCACCAATCAGTAAAAATGTAATATGTTTTGAATCACAGGTAAATTGGAACGAACCAATTATATTATGTGAAGGTGTATTTGATGCAATTACAATCAAAAGAAATGCAATTCCATTATTAGGTAAATTCCCATCTCGTAATTTGGTTGAGAAAATCTTTATGAGTGGAGTTAGTGATATTATAATTTCATTAGATAGTGATGCAATTAACGAAGCATTAAAAGCAGCAGAATATTTTAGAAAGCAAGGAATAAATGTTAAAATGATGCATATGGAAGATAAAGATGCATCGGAAATAGGATACAAGAAATTCTACGAACAACTAAAGAAAACTAAAGAGTTTTCATCGGAAGAATTGTTATTAAATAAAATAAATAGTTTATGAGTAAATTAAAAAAGATTTACCACATCGCAGATGTACACATTCGTAATGTAAAAAGACACAATGAGTACAGACAGGTTTTTGAAAAAATGTTTGATGAGATTCGTAAAAGAGGTACGGATAATTCAATTATATATTTAGCAGGTGATATTGCCCATGCTAAATTGGAACTATCTCCTGAATTAGTTAGAGAGATAAGTTGGTTATTTACGGAATGTTCTAAATTATGTGAAACAATCCTTATTACAGGTAATCACGATTGTAATATGAACAACTCCGATAGATTGGATGTATTAACTCCAATTGTTGAAGCCCTAAATCTACCAAACTTTATATATTTGAGAGATACACAAGTTTATTCCATTGGTGGCGTAGATTTTGGTGTATTCAGTATTTTTGATGATAAAGCAAATTGGCCTAAAGCAGATACTTTAAGTGGAAACAAAAAGATTGCCTTATTCCACGGACCAGTTGATAATTCTCAAACGGATATTGGATATGTAGTATCTTCTCGTCATTTTACACCTGATATGTTTGATGGATATGATTTAGCCTTATTGGGTGATATTCATAAACGACAAACTATGATTTCTCCAGCAGGATGTAAAATAGTTTATGCCGGTTCATTAATTCAACAAAACTTTGGTGAAACATTAGACAAGCACGGATTCTTAGTTTGGGATTTAGATAGTATGAAGTATGAAGAAGTTGATATTCAAAATGATTATGGATATTATACTATGGATGTTGATAATGGTAAAGTTCCAGTTGTAACGGATATGCCAAAAAAACCTCGTTTAAGAGTTCGTTTATCTAATACCGATTCTGCTGATACTAAAAGAGTAATGGCTGAGATTAAAATGAAATATGGTGTTGAAGATTTCACAATTATCAGAACCGATTCTCTTGCTAAATCAAAAACGGGTAATAGATTAAATAAATTAGATTTTGAAGATATTTCGGATATCAATTATCAGAACTCACTTATAAATGAGTACGTTGAGAGAATGATGCCGTTTGTAGCTAAAGAAGATTTAGATAGATTAGAAAATATTAATAGAGATATTAATAGTAGAATTGTAAACGAAGATGTTCAACGAAATATTCAATGGAAACCAATTCGTTTTGAATTTGATAATATGTTTAGTTATGGTGAAAAGAATAAAATTGATTTCACAAAATTAGGTGGATTGATGGGATTATTTGCACCAAATGCAACAGGTAAATCTTCTCTATTTGATGCGATATCATTTTGTTTATACGATAAGAGTAGTAGAGCTTACAAAGCTCAAAATATTATGAATAATCGTAAATCAGAATTCTCTTGCCACCTCCATTTCCAAATAGATGGATTAGATTATCATATTGAAAGAACCGCAAAGACAATTAACAAAGGAAAGAATGTTAAAGTTGATGTACAATTTTGGAGACAAGATGGTGATGATAGGACTTCTTTGAACGGAACGGAGAGGAGAGATACCAATACTATTATTGAACAATACGTTGGTACATATGAAGATTTTGTATTAACTGCGTTATCTTTACAGGGTAACAATGCCCTATTCATTGATAAATCCCAATCAGAAAGAAAGGATTTATTAGCACAATTTATGGGACTGAATATATTCGATAAATTATATGAAACAGCAACCGAAGATATCAAAGAAGTATCTGTCTTAATTAAGAACTTTAAGAAAACCGATTTTACAACTGAATTAGCTGATAAGGCAAATGATTTAAAAGATAAAAAAGTTGAATTAAAGAATTTAGAAAAAGAATTAGGTAGATTAAATACTGATTCAACCGACTTGGCTGATAGGATTGTTGGATTAAGTAGAGAACTGACTCCTATTGATGGCAATTTAAATTTGCAATCATTAACAAAGCAAGAAGGTGAATTAGGTAGAGATATTTTACATATCCTTTCAGAAAAGAAATTAAAAGGAATTAAGATAGAAGAATATGTTAATTTAATAGCAGAAGTTTCTCAATCAATTGAAGAAAATAAAACTATTAATGATTTGCCTATTGAAGAAGCTAAACGTGAATGGGATTTATTAAAAGACCAAATAAATGATACAATTCACCAAATTGAATTATTAGAGAATGGTATTGAACATAACAAAGAGAAGTTATCACATTTAGCAGAGCACGAATATGACCCTAATTGTAACTTTTGTATGAACAATGTATTCGTAAAAGATGCAATTGAAACACAAAAGAAGGTTGATGAGCAAGGTAATCAATTAGAAACTCTAAATATTTTACATAGTGCATTAGTTACACAAGCTGGCAAAATTGCAAATGTAGAAGAACAATGGGAAACACTAACTGATTTAAAATCCAAATATCAAAAAGCAATTGTTATTAAGGAAAAATCAGAAGCCGAATCTTTGGGGTTTGATACAAAAGTAGAATTATTAGAACACCAATTACAATCGGTAAAAGATAATATTCAAAAATATCACGATAATGAAGAAACTATCAAGCGTAATGCACAAATAGATGGAATCATTTCAGGCTTACAACAAACCAAAAGTGAAATTGAATCAGATATTAAAAAAGTAACTAAAGATATAGCAACTTTAAATGGTTCTATTTCTTCCATATCTTCGTTTATAGAGGGGATAAAAGCTAAGATGAATGATGTTAAGGAATTGGAAGAAAAGAATCGCCTATACACCTATTATTTAGATGCAGTTAAGAGAGATGGTATTCCATATGAGTTGATTTCCAAAGCATTACCAGTAATTGAGAATGAAGTAAATAATATTCTTTCGCAAGTTGTAGATTTTGGGGTAGTGATGGATGTAGATGGTAAATCAATCAATGCAAAAATAGTTTATGATGACCAAGAATGGCCATTGGAGATGTGTAGTGGTATGGAGAAATTTGTAAGTGGATTGGCTATTAGAGTAGCACTTATTAATGTATGTAACTTACCTCGTCCAAACTTCTTAGTAATCGATGAAGGATTTGGTACATTGGATAGTGATAACCTATCATCTCTATTTATGATGATGCAATATCTTAAAACTCAATTCGATTTCATTTGGGTAATTTCTCACTTAGAACAAATGAGAGATATCGTAGATGGATTGATAGAAATAAAAAAAGAAAATGGATTTAGTAAGATTGA